ATTTATTTTCAAACGCAATGAAGTCAGGGAACGCAGCAATGATTGTGCGTTGCTTGCCATCTAATGCACTAGTCAAACTGAGTGCTATTTTCATTCTCTACCTCCGCAGGTAAGGGATTGGATTTACTTAAGAACTATGCGCCAGTGCCAGTCTTAGTGATTGCACCAGAGATTGGATAGGTGATTGACACTGTGGCCAAGTCACCGATAGCACCGTTAACTGGTGTCCACGAAGTAGGCAATACGCTGAATGCGTAACTTGGATTCGTTGACGAAGCAGCAGCAGTACCGTTTGGCTTCACTGTCATAGCAACAGCACTTCCAGCAGTGAATGCATCCCAGAACAGTTTCTCAATCGTTGGGTAATCCTGTTGCAATTCAAGCGTGACCGAGTTGTCAATCATGCCTTGAATACGGGTCATGGCTGAAGACCCCATCGCCGAAGTCACAACTTCAGCAGCTGTCGTCGAAAGAGTAATGCTTGTGACGTATGTGCTGATGTCGGTTGCAGCAGTACCGAAGGTCACTGCCACGTTTGTGAGAACTTGCTTTGCCATGATTATGCTCCTGCCTTATCGGCTATCGAGTTGGGATTCTGCTCGGCTGAGCCGATTGCATAACACTACACGCCACAAGCAACCTACGGCAAGGGGTCAGGCGTACACCGTGACAACAAAGTCAATCGCCAAATAAGTAGCGTCGTTCGCCTCAAGGGTAGAGATGTTGTTCGCAGACTCAACAATCAAATCCTGCACCACACCACCCAAAGTCCTATCCGACTCAATCGCCTGACGAATCGAAGTAGCACCCTTGTATGACAGATACCCATCCAACAAAGTCTGTGCAGTACGCTCAGCCGAACGACCCACCACAACCGACACCGTGAACTTGTGCGTAATCAAACCCCCACCCATAGCCCCGTTGTATTGAATTGAATCCAACAACGGCCAAGCGAACGGGGTGTTCACATTGTCTGGCTGATAGGCGTAAGCACGAAGCCCTGACACGGTTGCCAGGTTCGCAGCCAAACCAGTTTTGATCTGGGAGACGGTAGTGGTAGAACTCATGCGAATAGACGCATGCGTCGGTACGGCTCGACAAGCTGTGCCACGTCAGGGTCAAGCGCACGGCTCACCCTGATCGCACCCATGTCACCGAAACCTGCGACACCCAACGGACTGTCATATCGTTTGAACAATCTTGAAGCCTGAATGATTGTTGCCTGCGTCACCGGCTCAGGGACATACGGCCAACCGAACACTGCTGTTAGTTTCACCAATGCTTGCGAACCATAGTTGGCATTCACAGTTGGGAACAGGTAGTCGCCAACTGCACGAATCTTGTCAAACGCCCAAGTGATGCCATCAAGATCACCGTTCAATGGTTCCAACTGCCAATCTGTCGGAGTCCAAGTTGTATCAAAAATACCGTCAGCGTTCGTCGAAGTTTGCAAAGTGATCGCAGTCCCAGAGAAGTCATCAACTGAACAGAAGAACGAATCCTCTGCTTGGAACACACGACTGGTCGCAGACCCAACAGCCCAAAACTTTCGATTGCAATAACCATCAATGAGACGTGACGCAGCACCAGCACAGTTATCAATTAGCTCGTCATCAATGGTGTCAGCCGTGCCAATGCGCAAGGCTGCTTTAATTTGATTGCGTGTGGTATAGCCGTTGGTGATTGCCATAGTGTCTCAATACTAGTTCACCACAATAGGTGGGAACTCTTGACCTGGCACAATCTCAAACTGGTTTATCAAACTTCTAAACAAGGCAACATCAGCCTCGCCCTGTGGGTGAGCTTGGAACGATACTGCTTCAGGATGTCGCCAATGAATGAACCTGTTGGTCGTATCAAACTCAACTCGCAGTTCAGCCTTCCGAAACTCCATCCACTGAATCCAATCGGAATACATGGATCGTCTAGCAGGATAAGCCAAATGAACTTCACGTCTCATAACTGTCATCCCAGACATCGGATTACTTACCGAACCAAGAATTGTTTCATAGCCATGAGGATTGGCTTGAAATAACCCACCATGCTGAGTACGTCCAGCAATCGAAATGACATCACAATCACGATCCAAACCAACCAACGCATCGGGCAACATAATCTGATCAACACCTGTAGGCACAACCCAATCACAAGAAGACATCTCAACAGCCTCATTGACACCATCCCAGAACAACTCCTCAGTAATAATGTTGCGAATCCACGAAGGGACATCCAAAGGAACCAACGACGACAGAATCACTTCATCAGGCTTCGGACTCATTGCCTCAATCATGGTCACATATTGCTGACCAAACTTCTCCCAGTATTCAACCGAACAACAATGAGTCATCAAGAATGTCATATCAATCCCAACCCAATTCCCTTCGACGCTTCAAATCCCAATGCCCAGCGTCAGGCAAACCTGACTGCCAACGCAACGAATGCAGTTGCTGATTGGCTTGGAAACTCTTGCTGTTCTTCTCAGCCAACGACGGATCAGAACTAATCGTCGAAGAATTGTCGTGAACAATCCCAGCCTGAGAAACCTTCACCTGAACATTGCTCGCACGTGACCGATCCTCAAAATCGTTGTCCTCAAAATACGCTGGGACATAACACTCACTGAACAAACCAACCCGTTCAACAACACCAGCACCCACCCAAGCACACGACCAAGGTTGCGACCCACCAGTCACCGTGATTGTCTCAGGTTCGCAATCTTTGTAGAACGCTTCCAAACCACCTGGTTCAAAGTAAGCATCCGAGTTCAACAGAATCCAACCATCGGCATGAGGTGTTGCTTTGATACCAAGATTCCAGGATGGTGCCACACCAAGGTTCGTTGGCATCCTCCACAGATACCAGTTCTGGACATGCTGCCAAGGTGCAGTCCAAGCCAATATGTCAGCGTCGTAGCCGTCGCCGTTGTCGATGATGATGAGCTGCTCAACGGGATAATCAATCGAGCGAATCGCCCGTTCTAATAAGTCATACCTGTTTAGGACGGGGATGATGATGCACGGCACCATTCAGCGAGTCCCTTCATCACAGGCTTCCAATGAGCCTCCCAAACGGCATCAGCGTTGTATGCCTTAGCGAAGTCCACAGCCACCTGATCCACCCCTCTAGGAGCCTCGTAGGCGTGTTTCAGGGCATCCACAATGGAACCCACCTGAGGGATGCAGAACCAGGAACGCTGATGCGCATCCCAAAACGGTTGCACCTCCACAGCCCACCCAGACCCAACCAACTCCGGCTGAGCCGTGAAGTCCGAAACAATCACTCTGGTGCCACACGCCTGCGCCTCGATCACAGCCAACCCAAACCCTTCACCCATAGACGCAGACAACAACACATCAGCGTCTGCATACATCGAAGCCAACGCCTGCTGAGGGAAACCAGTCCGATATGCGTACTGATCAACAATCTTGTATTGATCCTCACGAATCCCACACGCATGCAACAGATGATCCAAATTGACACCACCCATCGCACCATCCTTCTCAGTATGCAAATACAGGATTGCATCAGGTTTATCTTGCGCAAAAATACCGAACGCCAACAAGTTCTCTGCAAACGATTTGCGTGACGGACTAGCACCCTTGTTCGCTGCGTTCATCATCACGACAAACTTGTCATCAGGAATACCCATCAACTCACGACCAGTGAAACTCCTACCACCATTCACCATCTTTGAATCAGGATTGAACACATCCTCAATACCGTGAGGCGCATAGAAACATTCCACACCAGCATCACTCAACATCTGTTCACCGAATCGTGACATCGCAATCGGTTTCACATTCGGTTTCTTGCACCAATCAACAACATCGCTAGGACACGGTGCATGGTCAATGGGAACCCAAGACGCAATGTTCTTCACCATGTCCAACGACTTTGACTTCAAAGGCCACACATCAAACAAAGTCATGATTAAGGCAGGCAACTTAGGATTGCCATTAGCCCAATCCATTCCATGAGCAACCAGCACATCATCGGAATATGGTGCCATCCCACGTGGATACATCTTGATGCCATTCCAATTAGACGAAACTCCTTCGAGTCCGTACATGGCATGGATTGCTACTTCGTGACCTTCTTTGATGAGCCTTGTGACGGCTTGCGCTGTTTGCGTACCGTAGCCGGTGGGGACGAAGGGAGCGTTGGAATACCAGAGGATTCGTAACGGGTCAACATCGGTAGGTCTGCCACTTCCGGCAAGTGAGCTATTCCCCGATGCAACAACATCTCGGCTTCTAGGGGTGGTAGTTCGACCATTGTGTTTCGGATTATTACCAGCATTCTTCACTTCCTTCTCCTTCGCAGATCGCAGGGGACAAATAGAAATAGGGTCGTATCGCCCTGCGTGTTCGATACGACCCTAAGCCTAGGGGAATTATGGGATGTAAAGGGGCAAGCCCCTCAAGCCTTACGGCTGGAGGAGATGCTTGACGTGTGTAACTTGTGGCAAGTTGCCGTCAACACGGAATGTTGCACGGAATGTTGCGAGTCCTGAGCTGAATGCAAAGTCATCGGAACGATCCAACTTGATGCCACCAACACTGCGCACGTAGTACGAAGGCAAATGGCCTACGATTACGGACTTGGTGCCTGTGGTGGCTTCTGCCATTGATGGGTTCTCATAGATTGGCTTGCCCAAGAGCATGTCTGGGGAGTCAAGCGACAATCCTGGTTGGAACACGTAGTTGCCTGCCGTGTCCTTCAACTTGCGAACTCGACCAATCGACTGACCAGTCATCATCCAACCAACACCTGGGAGCTGACGAGCAGCACCATCAAGTGAGTAGTAAAGGTCGATGAGGTTGTCTGCTGTGAAACCAGTTGCTGTGCCTGAAGTACCACCAACAGACGAAGCTGCGACGATGCCGGTTGGCTCAACTGTGCCAGTTCCAACGGTCAACGCTGAACCAACAGCGAAACCGAGTGCGTTACCAACTTGATCAGCCAAGAAGCTGAGCATGTCAACACCAGAATCTTCAAGAAGTTCCTGCGACACTTGTGTCAAGAAACCGTATTTGAATGCTCCGAGTGTGATGAATGCCGAGAATGCTGGATCGGATTCGCCCAATGCTGCTGCTTCTGCGTTGACAGTTCCTACGGAGTAGGTTGACAAACGTGGAATCTGAAGGTTCTCGCCACCTGCGGTGTTGAGGACAGTTGATGTTGCCAAGACTGGCGCAACCAAACGTGCCTTCATGATTACCTGGTTGTAGAACGAAGTTGGTACTGGTGAACCAGTGCTTGACTTCAGAACGTCACGACGCTCGAAATTGGCCGAACGTGATTCGCCCTTGATAAGCGCACGGATCATTGCGACATCTTCGTTGACTGATGCCGAAGCAACTGGACGAACTTGGTCTGCAATCTCACGGGTTGCTGCGTCCATGCGAAGTTCACGTGATTCATCTTCACGGAGTTTGGCAATAGTTGCTGCTCGCTCATTCAGTTCGTCGTTGAGACGGCTGTATGTCTGCTCTTCTTCTGCTGAGAGGTCACGCTTTTCGGCTGTGGCCACGTCGATGATTGCTTTGGCTTGGTGCCAGGCTTGCTGACGAATCTCAACTTGACGGTCTAGATATTCTTTCATGATGTTTTCTGCTTTCGGATTGTTGATGGATTGGGGATACGCAGGGAGTTACTACTTCTCAACCTGATGTGGCTCCACATACAGCAACAAGGTTGACGGCTCCGTCAACGATGCAGTGAACAGATATTAGGCGATGGTCTTCAACAAATCAAGGTGCTTCGCCATCACACCCAAACGGGCAGGTGCAGTGTCTTGCACTGGTTCAAGTTTGGCGACAGTTTCACGCAACAACATTGCATGATCCTGCGACAAAGTTTGACCTGATTCAAGGTTTGTGATGGCAGCTGCGAGATGATCTGCGTCAATCCCCGTGCGAGTAGCAAGGGCATCAAGTGATCTGACTGCTGCTGTTGTGGCTGCATACGCTGGGAACCCTGTGACAACGCTGACTTCGTAAAGTTTGATTTGACGGAGTTCACGGGACTGACCATCATCAGACCACATGTCGCCACCTGAAGGAACAGTGAAGCCGAATGACATCGAGTTCACATCTCCTCGTTGCATCAACACGGACAGGTCACGACCAATGGAAGTGTCAGGCAAGGATGCGTCAACTAGTAAGCCTTTGGAGTCTTCGGACAGGCGCAAAGTCTTGGCACGGGTTGTGGCGAGAAGCATGCTTGAATCGTGGTTCATATACATGCGCACATTGTTCTTTGACTTCAATGACCGGCTGAATGCGCCTGGTGCGATCCGTTCAATGAACGGCAATGGCTCTGAAGGTGAATTGAATACAGCTGCGTAACCTGTGAACGACATCCCGTTGCCTTGTGGATCGGCACGAAGTTCAAAGTCGTTTGATGTTATGCGACGTGTTTCAACTTGTTCAGTCATAGGCGCAATGTTAGCCGAACTATTTAAGCTTGTGCGATGAAACGAGAACGATCTACCTTGTTCAGCTTTGATTGCTTCAGCCTTTGACATGAACCAGTTCATTGCAGGTTCAGGGTCTAGTGGGTTGATGCCCCACAGATAGAACGCCACAGCACCGGCACCAGGGAACTCTTTGTCATCAGGGTCAGAGTTCTTTGGTGCATCCAAGTCCACAAGATGTCTTGCACCCCAAGCGTTGGTGCGAATTACTTTGTCTTCGCTGATGTCACCACGTGCCATGTCCCGTGCTTCACGTACAGTCCGATCCACCAAACCATCACCAGCCAAACCTTGCCCGTAATAATCCAAACCCTTGCGAGCAGCTGAACGAATGTAGGTAGGCACATCCAATGACACTTGACGGATTGAAGGTACTTCATCAGCCTTGATTGTTTTGGGGTCTTTGGTTGCGATGCCTAGTGACGCATACGCTCGACGTGCAGCAGCATCATTATCTATTGCCAACTTCACAGGATTCTCTTCAAGGATGTCAGCAGCAGTCTGCTGCTTGTATTCAGGTGTATCAATGCTCATGTCTTCGTTGAATTGAATGTCGTTGAACTGGACACCTGCATCAGCCAACTCTTGCATTGTTTTCTCTTCATCAGATTCTGGACGACCCGTGACAATGTAGATGTAGTAATCGGGATACAACGAGTTCACATAATCCACATTCTTTTGAATGCCTCTGCCACCAGCGATCAAAGTTCCATCAATGTCAACAATGATGACTTCATCTGCGTCGGAGTTTCGTTCACCACCAGGTTCCATATCTTCAGCAACAGACACAGCAACCATCTGATCAATCGCATCCTTCTTCGTGGTGTGGCAACCAATAACTTCACCGTCTTCTTTGACGGTTGCCCAACCTGAACAATCAGGTGATTTGTCTGTAATGAAATAAGGCATCAGACCAACAACAATACTTCAGCATCATCATCCAGTGAGGAGAAC